CGCTCTCGACTAAGCGATTGCGATTGACTTAACCTGATCGCCGTCTGCGATAAAGGTTGAGACGTAGCCGTAGTAGGAGAATGTGCGACCCAAGGTTGCAGGTACTTCTACCGACATGATTCCACGAACTTGCTCGTAGAACTCAATGGCTGATCCGCGTGCTACGACCATAGTGTTGTCGGCAAATGCGCGGTCAACAACCAAGTTCAAGCCCAATGGGTTGAACGTGTTCATTTGAGTTACGCCGCCTGTGCCAAGTCCGTTGATGCCCATCAATCCTGCTGCGCCGGTGTATGGGAAAATTGGTCGCTTGTCTCCGTCTAACTGACTGCCCATTTTCTTCCATACGTCTGGGCTCACAAAAATGTGATCAGGTAGGAAATTGGTTGCGGTGAGGATGTCGGTTGCTGCGTCGTACAACGCTGCGATCAACGATGTTGGGTTGTCAGCTGTAACTGTCCAGGTTGAACCTGATGCTGTGTCGCCTGCAAGGATTGCGTTACATGCAACTGCGTCTGATTGCAACATGTATTGGCCTGCGAGGTCTCGCAAAATGATTTCCATTGCTGCAGGTGAAGTGAAGTCAATGTCTTGTACTGACAAAGTAACTTGACCGGCAAGCGTGGTCTTGGTAACAACATTTGACGCGATTACTGGCGTAGTTGCTGATGCTGAACCAAGTTCTGATTGTGAACCTACTGAGGTGTGGGTCGTCCAAGTTGGGCGAATCCATGTCTTTGATTGTCCGCCGTCTGGCATTGCGCGAGCGCCAACTGCCGTGACTACTGGACGGATGTAATTCAAGTCATCAAATACTGGCCCAAGAACTGGTACTGGCAAAAGACCAGGTGTATCAGTTGTGAGCACGTCGCCTGCAGCTGCTTGAAGTGCTGACTGCTTTGAGATTGCGAACTCGCGTGCGGCTGCTGCCACGTTGCGGAAAGTTTCTCCGCCGATGTGCATTGCTGCGAGGTATTCGCCTGGTGTTGGCAAATCAAACTTGCGTTTTGCTTGTGCGTAAATTGGTGCAGTAGGGATGGTTGCCTCGACTGCGGTTTCGTTGATTTCGGACATTTCTTGTTTCTCCTCTACTGGGGTTACTTCTTCATTTAACACTACTTCTTCGGGTTCTTGGTGGATACTCGCTGCCACTTTGGTGATGTTTGCTGCATCGCCAAAAGCGCCAATCGGAACTAGGGACAATTCCATCCAGTCGGCTGACTCGATGATCATTGTGCCTTCTTCGTCATACGAGAACTTGGTCGGATTTACGCCGACCGATACTTGGTCAATGGTGCCGTCTATGGCCATAACAAGGGCATCGTTGCCGAGGCTGGTGGCGCTGATTTTGGCGCTGAACATCATGCCTTCTTCGGTTTCTGCGCGCTCGGTAACTACGCCTACTGGCATGCTTGCGTCGTGGTACATGAATAGGCGCGGTGCTTTGCCTTCAACTGGCAATGAGCCTGGGCGAAAGATCACAGCTGTGCCGTCCGAGACTGTTGCCGGCACGTTGTAGGGAACTGCTACTCCGCTGATGGTGCGTCGTGGTGCGTCGCCTTTAGCGGCGTCAAGCGTAAAATCGCCTGCAATTAACTTAATCATTGTGATAACTCCTCTTGTGTGTTTTCTCTAACAATTACTTCATCGTCTGCGCGGTCGGCCATAAAGTTTTCTTCTAGGTATTCATCGGCGTCAAACTCAACATAAGTTCCGCGCGGTAGCACGTTGTCCATTGACAGCGCGCTTGCAATTGCATCGGCATACAACTTGACGCCAAATAAGTAAAGATCGGCGCGTGCTTGCTGGCTTGACTGATACGAGTATGCGCCTGTAGCAACGCCAACCAAATATGGTGGCACGTTTGCTAGACGCGACATTTCCAATGCCTGATATTGCGACGCCTCAATTAGAAGCATCTTGTCTGGTGTGCTGTTTGTTTCCGTGTATGTCAAATACTCGTTTAGCGCTGCAGTTTGGTTAGTTGCTCGAGCGGCGTTAAACGCGCTAGCCAAATCAGCAAGTTCTTGCGCGCTCAAGGGTTCGCCACCAGTTTGCTTAAGAACGCCTGCTGGAATGCTTGACGATGCGTTGCGATTGCGCGCTGCTTCAAGTTTAAGCGCGGTTTCAATTGCGCCAGGTGCCGAGTAAATCATTCCTTGCGCTGGCGATAGGAATTGGACAAGGTTTGTTGGGTCTAACATTCCGCCGTTGAAGTAAACCTCTTTAGACGGTGCGAACCAGACTGGCCCAACCATGTCGGTTGTGGTGATTGAGCCGGCAGGCAGTCGAGTAAACGTGGCAGGGTAGCCGTCAGCGGTGCGTGACGTGATGTACCAAAATGCGCGTCCGAACATCATCAGATCATCAAGCGTCCAAGACATGATGAACTGGTATGGCACGGTTGGGTCTGGTCGGCGCAACCATGAACGCGGCGCAATGTAAATGCTTTCCATTTCTTCGCCGTTCCAAAACTCGTTGTATGAGCGCAACGGCATTGAGCCAATTACCGACGCCATCAAATCTCGAGCGCGGTTAATTGTTGGAACGCTGATCGCGCGATTGCGCGCTTCGCCTTCTTGATAACTGTAATACTGGCCGATCATGCTTACGCCTTGCGCGTTACTTGTGTAACCGCCAGCGACCGCAGCTGCCACGCTAGGCGCTGGGCTTATTGCTGCTTTTCGGGTTTTGTTAAAGATCGCCATGTTCCTACTTTGTCATATAAGTGGCAACCGCGCATGACTTATCCGATTCCGACAAAAGGCAAGGTGCGCGGTCGCCGCGTTTATCTTAGTTATTTACCGCGACAAGCATGGGTTTTCCGCTGTTAACTGGACGGGCACACATGCCAATTCCCCAGACCATTGTGCGCGCTAACTCAATCGGGCCAGGTGATCGTTTGCTTGATAGCACGATCGTGTTGTCGGTGCGAACAGCAACGGCGCGCTGGACGTGTTCGGCAAGCAGTTTTTCGCCTGTGTGCAACAGTCGCGCTTCGGCAATCATGTTTTTGGCGAGCGGTGTAAACCGTCCTAGTTCTGCGTAGCCGACCACGACCCTGCGGCGTTCAATGTTCGGTGGGCACGTTGCATCTACGGTCGGCGACAAGGCAAACCTGATCGTCGGGTCTTTGGCAAGTTTTTGCACGTTGTCCCACAGCTCTGTAATTGACTCGGCAATAAATGCCACGGTGACAAGCACCCGACCGTCTGACAGGTTGACGCATCTGGTCGCGCTATATCGGGAGTCGTCCAGCGAAGACTCAATTGCCACGACCCCACCGCTAGGCACGTCACCTGTGTATTCCAATGACGGCCAACGCCCAGGCTCAATCCAACCGCGCACAACACTCACCCAAAGGTTTAGGGATGCGCGCAAAAACGACGCGCGATCAGGGTTAGTTGACTCTTGCCTAATTGTGTCCATGTCCAAGGTGTGGCCGAGCGCAGGATTACCCCACGCCCATGACGCAGGATGCAAAGGGTCAAGGCTCGGGTCGGGCGACCACTCGGCCATATACATCGTGGACGGTTCGCCTTTGTCAATGGCTCGAATACCTGCCTCACGCCAACGCTGGAACAACACAGATTCCTCGGTGCCAGCTGTAGAGAAGAAACACGCCAACGGGTTTTTGCGTGCGCGCTGTGCCGGCAACAGACCGCCTTCAACCGAGTCGGGGTTGACGTCAAATAACTCGTCCACCACGACTAAGTCAATTGACATACCGTGACCTTGGTTCGGTTTCAACGCTTTGACCCACCACTTGCTGCCGTCTGGCATCGTGGCCTGATAACGCCCATAAGACTTGACGATCTTGGCGCCGTAGTACTCCTCAAGGATTGGTGACAGGTCATCAAACAACAAACACGCAAGATCAAGTCTGTGCGCGCCAGATACCACGGTTTGTTTACCACCACGAATCTTGGGCATCTCCACAAGCCAAAACAAAATCAACGCCTGGATGATTGTCGTCTTACCGTTCTGACGCGCAACCGAAACAAGGCTCGAGCGATGCACAAACTTCTGATCAGCGTCAACCGCAAGCATCCCCTCAAGAGCATGCATTTGCCACGGCATCAAAGTGACCCCAAGCACCTTCTGGGCCATGTCCCCCACAAGTCCAGCTAGTGAGCCGGCATGTTCAGGCACCATCGTTTCCAGTCTCGGCTGGTCATGGCCAGTTGACGCTGGTTCAGGCTGGTTTGGGCTGGTGGCGACAAAATGACGGA